CTGACTCTTTCGTTAAACAACCATGACAGACTCTAAAGAGGGCTTCGCGGCAGTTATCGAGCGTCTTATGTCTTTAGACGACGGGCAGGACCGGCGTAGATGGCTGCGCTACGCTGGCATCATTCCTGCTTCGTCTGCTGATTTTAAGAACATCTCTAACGACATGTTTCTGTTCATGAATGAAGTGAACAAATACAATCAGAGCCAGCCTAATAAGGATAAGCAGATCAACAATCCTATGTCGGCTATGCAGCGTCATATGCCTGTGTTGTCTTACTTAGCTGGGTTTAAGCAAGAAGCTAAGGGAACTAACTTTGCAGCTAACGTAGATTCCTATTGGCCTAAAGACGCTACTGTTACATTTAACGATAGGGACTCACCAGAGGCTATTCGACAAGAAGGTGTGGGATCTTACGGTTACTATGCTCCAACCTGGAATGAAAATAAAGTAACCGTCAAGCCAGATGCTAGAGTAGAAACGTTATTGCATGAGTTACAGCATGTAAAGTATAAGAGGAACACAGAGGAAAAGATTCCTGTTTCAAGCATGTTTGGGTTAGTAAAGAGCAACGAAGACCGTTGGTATAACGATTACTATAAAAACAAAGTAGTCAACACAAAGAGAAAGAAAGGAGAAGGTTTCTCTCCTAACTCAATGGATAGTCTAAACGAATGGTTAGCCAACGTTAGGGCAATAAACGGAATAGCTCCTGAAGGAACCCCTATGTCCTACCCAGGATTGACAGACGCTGAAGCCCTTCACCTTCAGAACTACTACAAGTAACAGTTTCCCGTGTAGCAAAGCTACACTGTAGTTAATCTATGATTAACACCTTAGTGACCTTCACAGCCCCTTTCGAGGGGCTTTTTTTATGCCTGTTACGCCACAATACCCCAATCTTCAGCTAAGATGTCGGTTTGACTAGCCAGCCAAGGGACAATCATATTGTCTGCTGTTTTCATGTCAATATGGGCATGGTATCGAATCTCTGTGCCTTCAGGATAGATACCAAGCAACGGGGGACGAGACACCGTGAACACACTTCCTGGAACAAGGAAGACAAACATCCCTTTCCCGTTCCAGCCAGATCGACTAACCTTCTTGCCTTCTTTGATTGCTTTGAGTGCTGTGCTAAATGTCATCATGATGTTCTTCCTTTCTGTTAAAATAGCCCCTCCAGGGCTCTGGAGGACTGTGAAGCTATCCTCCTAGCCTGGCACCTCCAGCGATGCCTTGTAGGGGCCTTTAAAGCCGTTTAAACAGCATTGGGAAGGATGATACACCTATCCAGTGCCTTGATCTTTACTGGAGAAGTCTGTTCCCAGTCATATCGCCTAAAAGGTTCAGCCTTTAAAACAAACACAGGTTTCCCCTCCCACCCTGTCTTGACTTCAATTCCAAGGACTTTGTACTTGTTCAGGTGGGTGCTTCTGCCTCGGCTTTGAGCAGAGTAGAACACATCGCCTACCTGAAACTCTGTACCATCCACATCCACTGGTTTCATCAAATCCACACTTTCATGATAGAGACATTCTCCAGCATCCGGTCCACGATGAAGTCCTTGGCAGTTTCGTAGTCCAAGAACTGGATAGCCTGTCCAACTGTCTGAACACGCCCGGAGGGACCTACGAACTTACCAAAGGCATCGTTGTCAACATGGGTAATGACAAAGATGATGGTTTCTTCGTACAGGTCTTTAGGTTCGATCTTTGGTGCTTGCTTGCGTCCCATTCAGAACTGCTCCTTGTTGTGTGCTTTTACCATTAGAAGCAATGGTGTAGTATGGTTTAGGGAAAGGGAAGTTAGGCCAAGGTGGGGTTGTGGGGTGGTATTGGGTCAATGAGTGACCACAGTTTGGACAGTAGTTCATGGTGTATCCACAATAATAGTGTTGAGTAGGTCTGTCACGCGAGTCCTTGCGTGATAACCTGTGTTGGGGGTAATTTCTTGGCAATGCACAGACCTAACTACCGGACAATGTGCGGACTGTTTTGCTACTAAAGTATGCACAAAATAGGTACGCTGTGCTCCACGAACCTCCTTAATGAATGTACAGCCAGCGGTAAACTGCCTTCCATTTTTATCTAAGAACTGATTCATTCCTCTTCTCCGTTAAATATCACTAAGTGGAGAACAATGAATCCTAAGTAGACGAGGATGCTATTCCCCGTCTTAAAGGATACATGTTCTATGCCGAAGACTAATCCATTAGTCCATTGATAAAACACATTCATATCACACTCCGCATGGCTTTAGTTTTTACACCATAGCTGGATAGTCTCTATAGCTCTGGCTTGCCTTCGCTTTCCCAACCACGGCCACATTGCCATCAGAACAGCGTAGGCTTTCTTGCCTGTGCAGTCTGTATACCAAGCCGGCTTCCAATGATCCTGCCAAGATTTGTCTTCTTGAACCGGGGAATACTTCATATCAAATATAGAAGCAAACTTAGCAACACTATCCTCATCAGTCATTTTTACTTTAATGCGTGGATAGTGTTTTCCTGATGGTAACTTAGACAATGTAATCGTCCCTTCTCCTTCAAACAGCCCAGCAGCCCAGATAACATCCTCTCGTTCAAACGCCACAGGTTCCACCTTTCCCTGTAATCAAGCACACATCATTCTCCTCAAACAGGACGCCCTTATGTTGCAGAGCCTCAGAATAGGGAACCCTGGTTAGTGGCTGACCTCCTCGTGCTCCGTCTGGATAGGCTGTAAAACCGCGTAGCCTACGAGAATACTTAGACAACACAGAAGCAAACTCACTAACCTTATCTTCGTTATTATGCTTAGTCCCCCACGAAGGAAGATTTAGAGTGCTAGAGATGGACATGTCTACGTAGTCCTGAATGTCAGCTTGAAACTTGAGACGTTTTTCATAATTCTCAGCTAAGTCTAGCGCAGTCTCAATCTTCTCTGGGTCTACTCCATACTGTTTAATCAGCCCATCAGCAGTGCTATCAACAACGTATTCGTACCTCCACTTTGTTCCATCAGTAAGAAACCGTCGTTTATAGGCCACAGCATAGAGAGGCTCAATACCTGTTGTAGTGCAGGCTAGAATGCCGATACTTCCGGTCGGGGCAATTGCTCGATAGGCAACTGGGCGACTAATAAAGAATCGGTCACAGTGTTCATTAGCTGCCTTCTCAGAAACTTCTTTGTACTCTTTCAGCCAGGAATGTAACTCAGGAGTTACTTCGTAGCCTTGTCCTCGTTTGAGCAGCCATTCGTGAATACCCATAAGTCCAAGACCGAGCCTCCGGTTCTTTTCTCGAACTTTATAAACTTTCTCGAAAGGTAGATCGGCTCGGAGAGTGCCACAGACAAGGAATTTCGATGCCAGAGAAATAACACATCGGAACTCTTCCAGATTCTCAATGTTGCCGAGATTGATACTACCAAGATTGCATACGTCAGAGTCATCCTCTGACGTAACCTCTGTACAGGCGTTCCGTAACGTCTCATTACTCTTGTCTCCGAAGTTGAAGCTGAATCCCGGCTCCCCCGTCTTCATCGCCTGAAGGCAGTTCTCCAAGAATACGGGGTTCCCAGTCAGCAAGCCTGCGGAGTCGTCGTAGTTCACACTGATATTCGTCATATCCAGAGGAGCAGGGAAGTTGAAGTCCTGTTCCTTCATCTGTTTCAGACTCAGTCCTGATGTCCCGCATTGCTGATCTTCCCAATTCTTTGCTCGAAGAAAGAGAGGGATGTCCTCATGTTTTGAGTCGAGGCTAGCATAAATAGCAGAGCGTCTACTCCCTCCCTGCATGACGTTGCGTCCGATTTCATTAATGGCGTACATGAGTGGGATAGGTCCGCTAGCTTTCCCTCCAGTGCGCGCAAGAGGACGTCCACTAGGGCGGAGACGTGAGTAATCGATTCCAATTCCCCCTCCAGTCATCAGGCAGGACATTGCCCGCCAAGTCACGTTAGACCACTCTTCCCTTGTGTCCTCTTCAGCCCGGAGAAGGTAGCAGTTATTGTAGGCTTTGTAGGGCCTTCCTGCGTAGTACAGGTAACGACCTCCAGGGAGGAACTTCATTTCCTTGATGTACTGTGCAAGCTGAGCAGCATCTTCTTTACTCATCAGGGGCTGCAAAGTCCCTCCCCGGGTCAACACAACATCTTCAATCAGCCGGTCTGCCAAGGCGTCCCAGGTATCGTTAGGCCCTTGGGCATATTTGAACTGGAAGATGTTCTTGCTAAAGCTATTCTTAAACCGATTAATCTCCATGCTTACTTACCACCAAGTAACTTGTAGCCCACCATGAGTAACACAACAGCAAAGAGTGAGTACAGCACACATCCTGTTACAAAACCGATAGCTGCTGACTTGACAGACACATCAAACAGCATCGCAACAGCGGCACAAAACACACCCCAACCAATCACATAAGAGCCCATTAGAACACCTCTTTTTTCAGTTCAAGGTGTGGGTACTTCATAAACTCAAGACTCATCAATCCTCCCGATCATTGTCAAATTCGTCTTCTTCGTCGTCAGCATCTAGTTCTTTACGAACAAAGTCCTGACGTTCTTCAAGCACATCAAGGAACCGTTGAATTAGGTCTTCAGAGTCTAGGTTGAGCAACTCACAGACCTGTTCAACATCGTACTGTGCCAATAACTTCCCTAATTCACGAAGCGTTTTCATCTTCGATCATCTTGTCAAGAAAGTGGCGAGCTTTTTTCAGGTCTTCAACGCCGTTCTTGTACTTAGCCCTGAGTAGGTATTTTAACACACTACCCGCATAGAAGTCAAGCTCCCACGCATCAATAATGTCCCAAGGCTGCATAGCCTTGTCTTTGTAGTGCTGCCCACCCACTTGAATATCCCGTGCAGACTGGGCAGGTGTAGGTGTAAGGTTTTGAAGATTTCGATCCCGAAAGGATTGGCGTTGTTTCTGCTCTAGAGGGGTAAGTTTATCTTCAGGTCGAAAAACGTTTTTAGGCCACAGGACTTTCCAGTCTGCTTCATCGCCCAT